ACCTTAACATTATGAGTGTTCTGCTCTAACCGAATGAGCTAAAGGCCCGTATGTTATCCTACAAGGATTCGAACCTCGTCTAAGTGGACCAAAACCACTTGTGCTACCGTTACACCATAGGACAATCATCAATAACTTAAGTTTGGTGTTGAGCTAATACTTGCTCTACGTGTGCTCTAGCTACTTCCCAACTTACAGGTCCTGTTTCGTCTGCGTAAGCAACTGGATCTGATTTACCTAATTTAATAAAGGCTTCTATCCTCTCCACGCTACTTGCACTTTTATAGTCACTAAACCACACTGGAATTTGTTGCATTTCTTTAAGGCTAGCCAATACACTAATTTCTTTTTCTACTAGGTGCTGGATTGGTTTGTATGAAGTATTTGTTCTTGAATATACTTCGTTAAAGTCCAAACCTAATTTTTCACACAACATTTCTCCATCTTGTAGAATACCGAACTTGTCTGTGTGTAGATAAGGTGTAAAGTGTCCAACTCTTCCAACATCCCAATTTCCAACTCTAAATGCTTGATCATCTGCATCTCTCCATTCTTGTCTGCAGTCTGGATAAATTGCATGATCGCCTGCGTGAATACCTAATGCAATGTCACAAGTAGATTCGGTTTGAGTAGCAGTAGACAAAGCAATTGCTTGTACAATTGAGCTAAAGATTTTGTTACGGTTAGGAACAACTGTAGCTTTCATGTTGTCTTGCTCGTAATGGCCTTCTGGTACTTCAGCTCCACCAGTTACGAGAGCAGAGTTAAGTAGTGGAGTTAAACCATCAAGCCTAATAACTTGATATTTAACTTTTCCATAAGGTTCTCCAACTCTATATAATAGGGTATTGATATAACTAACTAACTCTTGAGCTCGTTCAAGCTCCACCCTATGTTTCTGCCCATAGTCAAAAGATATTGCAATTACATTATCATATTCAGATAATGCTCTCAATAATAATGTTGAGGAATCCATTCCTCCGCTTAGTGATACTACTACGCTTTTCATTTGTTTGTATAATTTTTAATTTTACCAGGTATTTTAAACGTATAGGCAAACGTTATTTTTTAGATAAATACTCTAGAGTTTTAATATCCTCTTTTGTCAAGTTGTTTTGGTTGTTCCAAACTTTAGCAAGCATTTCCTTCAAATCTTCTTGACTAGAAGTAATACCTTCGTTTAGGTTGGATGGGAATTTAACTCCCATGTCTAAAGCACCTTTTAAGTACAGTCCCATATTATTTAACAAATATTTTTTGCACTAGAAAAAACTCATCCAAAAACTCTTTGGGATACAAGGCAACTATTCCTTTGTATGCTGGGTTTTCTATTGTTCTAAATCCAGAAACTACTCCTCTAATAAGAGAATATTGCCAAACTTTTCCCCCAAGTTCTCTACCTGCGGCTTTTCCTAAATAATCATATAGTGAAATCATAACTCGTTAATTTTTTTAAATGTTTTTACGTTATATAATACTAAATTTAAATTTACTTTTGTAGAATCGATATTAAAATAATCATTCATGTTTGCTTTAGGTTTATAATCTAAACCTGTATCTGAATATTTGATACCCTCCAAAGCAGCCATAACTGGGTTTGAAGTATCAATTGACTCAATGTACGAACAATTATTATACCATCCAAATTCTTGTGGTAAAGAACAACCTAGAAGGTGTACTCTATCGTCTTTTTTAATAGTGCCATTGTAAAACATTTGCTTTACAGCTGCAATTCTACCAAACATTTTGGCTTTATCTATTTTAAATCCCGTGAATTTTTCAGCGTACCAATCTGCCCCATATGACATAGCAATTTTCTTGTATCCCATGTTTTTCAATGTAAGATAACATTGCTCTGCTTCCTCAAAGCTTTTGCTTTGCACTACCGCTACTGGAGTTGTGTTCTTAGGATATTTGAATTTAATCCATTCTTTCGCGTTTTGAATAGTAGAAGCCGCATCCATCCAAACATCGGGTACAATAAATTCATCAGGTTCAAGCTCATTTACCCAGAACATTAAACGTTCGTGGTCATATGCCTCTCCTAGTTCATGTAACGAATTGTCCATAATAATATACCCACCTGATTTTTTAAAATCATAGAAGTGTTTTTTATAGACTTCATCTTGATCTAGCAAATGGGGCAAGCAATACTGATAATCGTTAAATTCAAGGGATGTTTTCAATAAACATCTAGGTACTTCATGTGAAACTTTAATCATATATTTTTCTTTTTACGTCCGCGTCTGTTTGGATTAGGTACTTTTTGGTATCTAACTCCCATATAATAATAAAACTCTCCTAAATTACCAACAAATCTTAGCATTTCTTCCTCAATTTGTTCTTTGGTTACAGCAAAGTTTTTAGTAAACTCTTTAAATATTCTATCTAACTTATCGTTTTCTTCTTTTTCAAAATCATCAAGCAATCTTTTTCTTTTAGCACGTAATAGCGCACTTTTTTCTCCAAATTTTTCATTGTTACCACCACATTTTTGAGCCAATTCGTTTAGCTCGTGTTCTACCAGTTCAGCCTGGAGTTTGTAGTGTGGGTAATCATAGTCACCATTTAAGATTTTATCAATCAACGGAGCTTTGTTTGGCAAAGGTAAAACAGGATTGTCGTACATTCTCCACCATCTAAATTGGTTGTATTTTAGTTTGCGAAGCTTGGATAGCTTTTCTTGGATGTACGGCTTTGGAAATGTCGGAGAGTAAATCATAACTTTTATTTGATGTAAATGTACGAACCCTGTTTTAAAAAGCCAAGCTAGTATGTTTTTGTTTCATCTTCTTCTCCAACTTTAGATTTTAAAGAATTAATTTGGTTTTTTACCTTTTTCAACCACCATCCAGATAGAGATTTAGTTTCGATGTTATGCTCTAATTCTTCTATTTTTTGTTTAGCAATTGCCATTTCACTTTCATCTACAATCCCATCTTTATTTAAGTCCAAAGGATCATATTGCTGTTCTTCTTTTATAGGATTTATTTGAGAAAATGCAAAGTTAGCTGCTATTACTAAAGAAATTGCTAATGGGTCAAACACAAATATAATGACTAAAAGTAGTACATTTATTATTTTATCCATTGCTATACCCGTAAGACCTGAAAGGTATTTTAATGGTCCTAGTTCTCCAGCAAGATCATTCCCAGTTTTAATTTCTACAATTTGGGTTTCGTATTCAAAAAGTTGAGTATTTAATTCATCAACTTTAAGATTAACGTCAGTTTGTCTAGTTACTGCTTGATCTAATTGTTTTTCTAAAGCATTACGTGTAGCTGATGAGGTAGAGGTAATCATATTACCATCCTTGTCTTTGTATTGTATAATATTATTAGCTAGTCCTGCCCGTAGATCAGCAATAGCTTTAGTAATGTTTTCTTTCTCGAGCGTGTATACTGTAAGTTGCTCTTTAACGTTATCTCGTTTGACTTCTACCAAAGATACTTGAGCATCCATGTTGCCTGCCTTATTAGCTGTTTCTTGGTAAGCAGCAGACAAGAAACCATATATTCCCATAGAGGTAATGAGAATTAATATTACTGTAGCTACCATTAGATAGGTACGTAATACTTTGTTTATAGTATTCCAATATTGGTATAGTAAAGAGGCAATTACTAGTTTAGCTATTTCTAAAGAACTAGCCATGACTATTACCTCAAATGAAGCTCCCGCAAATAGTTTGCTTAATCCACTTATAGAATAAAAAGCAGCAGAAGCACTAACAGATAGCGCAGAAAATGCTATAATAAATGGGAATATACTTTGTTTTAGATTTTTTAACATATCTATAAATATAAAAAAAGGTTGGATAAAATCCAACCTTATTTTTTTAGGATCGCTCCCCTTTATGTTTATCTATTTTATCCAGTATTTTGTTTAATTCATCTATCTTAACAAATCCTGCCATTGATGCATTTTTTAGAGCACTTATTAGCTGGAATATGATTAGAGGGGTAATTATAGTTTCACTTAACCAAAATGTCCCACTAAAATTAGCTTCAATTCCTAGTATTACAGTTAAAAATATGATCCAAAATAGTAGATTTTTTAATATTTTAACTGCTTTGTAGGTTTTAAATCCCTCTCTTTTTACTCCTGCAATTACTCCAAAAAATCCATCAGCAAATATTAGAGCTGTAATAGCTAAATATTGTTCGGCGTTTTGCATTGTAATTTCCATAAAATATGAACATACAAAAGCTGCAGTCATGCTAACAGAAGATAAAATTAAACTTAAGCTGGGTTTCATTCTAAAATATTATTTTAGATAGCCGTAGTACTTAAGTGTTTTTTCTTCTCTATCAGCTAGTCCGTGAGTTCCACCGTTGATTCTCTTAGTAAGAGCTAGGATTGTGTCTTTGTTTACACCTTTATCGCAGATGTCCCATAGCTTATTTCTGTCAAAGAAGAAAATTGCTGATTCGAAAGCAAATTCAGTTGCTACTAGATCAGGATTAGTCATGATTTCTGGTTTTTTCAAGTATTCAGAGAATACCTTATAGTTGTCTTTACCAGTCAATTGTAGAGCACCTCTACCTCTAAACTTAAATCCATCACCTGAAGCCTCATCACCATTACCCATACGAGAAGCGTAAACTAAGTTAGCAATTTTTTCAGGCTTGCGTTCGTAAAGTAATGCTTTTTCTGTGGTTGGGAAATATTTTTTAAATATTCCGGTTAAACCAGCAGCACCGTAATTCAAATTCTCGGAAAATGCCTTAAAGTTTCCACTTTCGTGAGCGGTTTGGGCAAAAAAGTGAGCAGCTCTTTCAGGTGTCATTTTATAATAGGCCATAGCTGCTTTTAAAGTACCAGGTCCAAATGCACCATCTGCGGCAACTCCAATTTTAGCTTGCAATGATTTTAAGCTCATAGTTCTTCTTCTTTTTTGTCTTTACTAAAGATTTTAGTTACTCCATCAATACCAAAAGAACCCAATGTAATGATTACAAATGAGTTGAAGATGATATCGGTAATTTCTAACGGCATACCTAATATACCAGTTACAATGTCTGCGGCTGCAAATACTGCCATTACCGCAAATGATCCAAATCCTACGATGTTTTTTTCGTTGTAAGAGTTGTTGTCTTTAAAAATGTCCTTGAAAGCCATCCATTTATTTTTTAAATAGTTTAACATGGCACAACATATTTGAGTG